CATTAAACAAAAGATTATACAATTGATATATAAAGAATTAGATATCAAAAGAGCAAAGTATGAACACGGATTTAAACGAGGTTGTTACTTTGCAAACATATATCAGAACGGAAAAGAATTTCTAAGAAGTGAAATCAATGAAGACCAATTGGAAATCAGAAATATGTTCGATAGAGATATTGAGTATATTGATAGTTGGTGGAAGCGTAAAGCAATCAAACGATATGAAAAACTATTAGAACAAAATAAAATAAAGCCAGAGAAATTATTCTATTCAGGAATGATTAACATCTCTTGGGAACAAGCAAAAGAAAAATATTTAAAGGATATAGGTAGATAATGAAAAAAATAAAAATAGATAAAAATGGAATCGGTGATATTAGACAACTTACTTTGAATCCAAACAATCCATATATAAGAGATGAAGACCAATTGTCTTCATTAATATCATCATATACTAAAAGACATAAACAAGGATTAGTAAATCCAAACATAACACCCATTGTTGTATATGCCGATGGATTAATAAAAGGTGGTAATTCCAGATATACGGCTGGAATGGAATCTAAACATTATTTTCTTTTTATGGTTGTAGACGAAAGAAAGAGCACAGACTTAACTGAAGAAGAGTTATTGGATGAAATTACAGATGATAATATCAAAAGAAAAGAGATGTGGACTAACATTGTTAATATATTCAATAGATGGCAATCCTTTCAGATGGATAAAGCAAACTCAGATAAAGCTTTACCAGTAAGTCAAAAGTCAGACTATTGTAAAGAAAAGTTTGGTTATAGTTGGGATACTGTAAAAAAAGCAGTTATGTTAGAAGAAGTAGCACCAGAACTATTTAAAAAAATTGATGAAGATGGTTGGGGTGTTAGTAAAGCATATGCCGAATACCAAAGTCAAAATAAATTAACCAAGAATAGACAATTAGATAAGTCTACACAACCTGCAGATTTTATAGATGTATCGTCAGTTACATCCATTGTTAGTAAGGTATCGATGGCTATAAGCCAAGGTAGAGATATTAGTATACCGATATCACAAAGAAACTCTATGAATCCATATGATACATTAAATACTAAAATCCGTTCAGGATTAATATCAACTTTTATGGAATCAATTGGTGCAGAATATTGGGTTGATAATGGTATTGATTGTAATTCTGCTACCGCTCATTTCGCTGACCACGATTGGTGGTTTCCTGAAAAATCACTTCAATGTGAAATAAAAGTTACAGAATTTGAGGGTATTGCTAAGACTTGTTGGAAGTGGAATAAGGTTAAGGGTGGTCATCACGTATTAATTATACATAGTGACGGAAACCGATATCTTGTATTTCGTGCAAATCTTGAGGAAAAAAACTTTACTAAACCTAAGAGTTCTTATGATTCTTGTAAGGTTTACTTAAAGGACATATTATCACTTGACCACAAAGTTATGATTGGAGAAGTATATACGGATAAGAATGGTCTTCAAGTTAATTTGGAAACTATATAGTGAGTAAGTTCTTCAAGGATATAGACGAGTCAAGAGAATATGAATATAGGTGTTTAGTATACCCTAATATAACTTTTCAAAAAGACTTTACTAAAGATAGCTATTACATTATAATGTCTAATATATTAAAGCATCTTACTAAGTTAAGAGACAATACACACTTTACTATTTTGACACCTGAAATAATATCTGGCTTTGAACATCATAATGTAGACCAAGTATTATATTATTGGCCTACATATCCAAATGAAATGAGACAACACTTTGATACAAGAGATTTTAAAAAGATAACTGATTACAAGAACAATGATTGGGATTTTGTGTATACATATTTACCAGAACATACATTACAAATAGAAAATCATTTTAACAATATGACTAATTGTAGACCAGTTATATTTGGTTATGATGCTTATATAGAAATACCAAAGACTACTGGCTACGAATCAAGTTTACTTAGACACCATTACGCTGGTTTGATGTCTATGAATACTTGTGGAGTAAACTCACAGGCAGTTAAGGATACGATTATTAAAAATGCAGATACTTGTTTACCCAATATAGATATTGAAAAATTAAAAGATATTGTAGAACCATTACCAAGGGGTTGGGATAATGTAGATGGTGTTAGAAAAGAAACACAAACAGAACCTAAAATAATTGTTTGGAATCATAGAGCAAATAGTTATAAAAGTTATCCTTGGTTTTTAGAGCAAATGGATAAACTATGGAAACAAAGACAAGACTTTGAAGTATGGGTTCCACTCTCTGATTCGGTAGATAGGGAATATATTTATAATAAAAAGTTTGATAGACAAGGATACTTTACAGAACTATCTATGTGTTGGGTTGGTGTTTGTGGTCAATCACACCATACTGGTTGGGCTAATTCCGCCTCTGATGGTATGGCTATCGGTATACCTTATATATTTTATGACGCTGACTATTATTCACAATACGCCAAAGACGCTGGAATATATTTTAATACTGATGATGAGTTTATAAATAAAATAAATAAAATATTAGATGATAAAAGTCATAGAGATAATTACTCTGAAAAGTGTAAAAAATTAGGGGAACAAAACTCTTGGGAAGTTATTGTAAAACAATATAACAATCACTTTGTAGAGGCAGAAAAAAAATTAAAAATGGTAAAAGAAAGCTCCGATGGATATAAAGCAATATTAGAATATATTCATAAAATGGGTTCAGTAACAAAAAAACAATTATTAGAGCATTTAAATTGGGGTAGAGGAATACCATTTAATAAATACAGAAATAGACTTAGAAAAGATTCAACAATTAAATTAACAAAATATGGATATGAGGTTATAACAAAATGAAGAAATTAACAGAACAACAAATAACAGATAATTGGAAAGATTTACGAACAATTATCAACAATACATTTAGTGGTGATAGATTAGAACGACTAAACAAAATGTATGATTACTTTGAAGATAGAATGTGTATGGCACCAGCAAGTGCTAAAGAACATTATCACAATGCTATGGTGGGTGGATATGTAGAACATATATTACACGTGGTTAAGTTCTCACAACAAGTTAGAGATGTGTGGGAATCAAATGGAGCAACGATTAATTTTACTAATGAAGAATTAGTATTTGCGGCTCTACATCACGACTTAGGTAAAGTTGGTGATTTAGAAAATGATTATTATATTCCAGAAGAATCAGATTGGCATAGAAAAAATCAAGGAAAGATATTTAAATATAATCCTGAATTACAATATATGTCAGTTACCGACCGAAGTGTTTTTCTTTTAAATCACTTTGGTATTTCTATGTCACAATGGGAGTATGTTGGACTAAGATTAACTGATGGTATGTATGAAGAAGCAAACAAAACCTATTATATGAATTATAATCCTGATTGGTCATTGAAGTCTAATATAGCTTATATACTTCACCAAGCAGATATGATGGCTACTCACATTGAGGGAGACCAATGGAAACGAGGAGATAAGGTTGAATCGGAAAAGGTTCAGAAGTCAGTAACAAGTATTAAACAAGCAGTTGATACAGAAGTGAAAGAAAAATTCACCAAGTCAACAGATGCTAAAGATATATTTAATGAACTATTTGGGGAGGCAAAGAAATGATTTATTTTTTAATTTTATTTATTCTCTTGACTTTAGTTGAAGGTTATGTTATATTTAACCTTACAAGAAAAGTTGAAAGATTAGAAACTTGGGTAGAAGATTATGCACAAAGAATAATCGACACTCAACAACTATTAAAAGAGATTGATAGTAAAGGAGACTTTGAAGCAGATGATGAAGTCGGTGTCATCTTTACATCAATCAAAGAAGCAGTAGACGAGTTAAACGAAATAACACAAGAGGAGTTATAATGCCAAGAAAAGCAAAAAAAGGTTCATCAAGATATTACTTTACACAAGATACAGAAAATGCTATCATAAGACACAATAAAGAAACTCGTCCACATATGAGGGAACGAATTTATAATGAACATATTAGACATGCCTTTGAAAAGCTGGCAGAGAATATCATTCATACATTTAAGTTTTATTACTTTGATGTTCCATCAGATGATGTTAAACACGAAGTAGTTAGTTTTCTATATATGAATATGCATAAGTTTGCCGAAGGTAAAGGTAAAGCATTTAGTTATTTCAGTATTGTTGCTAAGAACTATTTGATTCTACACAACAACAATAATTACAAGAAGATGAAACAGACTGACGGAGAGGAAGTTACTGATTATAAACGAAACCCAATGACTGAAGCATCAAGAGCAGATTTAGTTCAAGCTAAAAAAGAGTATGTTGATTTATTTGTAGAGTATTGGGACAATAATCTAACTACGGTTTTTAAAAGAAAACAAGATATGGATGTTGCTAATGCAGTATTGTATCTTATGGAAAAGAGAGAAAACATAGAAAACTTCAATAAGAAAGCTCTATACATCTTAATCAGAGAAATGACCAATTCAAATACACAACACATTACAAGAGTAGTGAATGTGATGAAAAAACATCACGTTAATCTACAACACAATTATCTAACGACTGGTTCAATAGAAACTAAGTTTACAGGTAGTTGGGACAATCTATAAAATAAAAAAGGGGAATATTTCTATTCCCCTTTTTAATCCACCTTTATTCTTTTTTACTTATTATTAAGTAATCCTAATATCACCAATAGTGATATAAATCCAGCGAATCCACTTGTTGCAAATAAATTCACTAAACTAATTAGATTACCAATAATGTCCATACCGAAGAACCCGCCAACAAAAATCAATTGAACGAGAACCCCAAGACCGATAATATGAAGTAGTAAGTCTTTAATTCCACCTACTACATCTTTTATCATAGCCATAGTATTTTTCATATTCGTTTCCCCCTTTTATTAATCTAAAAGACTACAAATTCCGTAGTCGTATAATAACTATTATCAATTCTAACAAAAATTCAATGGTATATAAATATATATCCCTATTTTTTGACTATTTACTATTTATTATTAGGTAAATTACAGGCAAAATTATGGCAAAAGATTACGAAATATTCAAGGGTAAAACCCTATCAGATGTCTTCAAAGACATTTATGATAATTCCCACACCAACAAAAAACAATTAGAAGTTCTAATGAAAGAGGTAGTTGGGTTTATCAAAGACGGAGATACAGCCGTTCAAATTATTCCTATGCTCAAAGAGTATTTGGAAATTAATGTAAAGAACGATGAACAACTTGTTAAGTTGGCTACAATCGTTCAAAGAATTACAGCAGCAGAAAAAAGAGTATCAGATAGTGGAGATGAGTTTGGTTTGACAGAAGCAGAAAAGAATCAACTTATGGACGCTATTGAAACTGATGTTCAAGAGTTACAAACAAAACAAGATGAAGTCTTGTCGTCAATTAAAAAGGAAAATTAATGATAATAACATTTGAGCCCGTAGAGGTTATGAGTGTTTATAGTGATACTTATGATGAATCTATTGTCGGTGCAATTGAAGGTAGGGCAGTTGTTTCACAACAAGGTCAAGAGCAGTCAACAACATATTATCCGTTGGATGCTAATATATTTCAAATGCCAGTTAGAGGTGAGCATGTTTTTGGTTGTGTTTATTCAGGAAGACATTATTACTTTTCTAAAGCAAATTTTATTAATAAAGTAAATAATCCAAGACGAGGCACAAGTGGATATTTAACAAAAGGCAAAGATGGTGGAGCAACAGATAGACTATCTGAATCAAGACCTTATGGTGCTTATTTTAATTCAGTATCTCGTGTAAAAAAATTATGGTTAAATGAAGGTGACACTATTATACAAGGTAGGTTTGGAAACTCAATTCGTTTAGGAAGTAATCAAGTTGAATCATATAGAGATAAAGAAGCACCAGACTATACGGAATCACCAAATATAAAAATAGTAGCTGGTGGATATACAACAAATCCAGAATATTATGAATCACTTAAAGGAAAAGTAATTAGTGAAGATGATGAAATTATTAATGAAGAACAAAGTTCACTTTACCTAACAACAAATGAGTTTGTAGATTATAACGAAGTGATAAATAAAGATAAAAAATTAACTTCAGATAATTATAATAAACCACAAATAATATTACAATCCGATAGACTTATTTTTAATGCAGTTGGAGATGGTTCAGAAGAAAATCACGAAGGTGGAATTGGTTTGTTTGCAAAGGATATGATAGAATTAAAAGCAAATGAAAATGTTGAAATAGATTCTGATAAAAAAGTGGAGATAGGAAATGGAGCAAATCAGGCAGTAATAGGTAATGAAGACTTTCAAATAGTAGTTAACACGGTTCTTGATATAAAGATTTCAGAAAATGAAGTAGCAATAGTAGAAGAACTTGCTAAGAGTGGTGGTAATCCAACACCAAAAAGTATTGAACTGGTTCAAGAAAATATAAGATTGAACGGTATTAAAACAAATAAAACTTATTTAAGTAATAAACTGAATATCGAATAGGAGTAAAAATGAGTAAAGATAAATTATTAAAAATAATTGAATTAGTTGTCCGTAAGGAAATTAAAAAGCAACTAACCGAGATATTTATTAATGATAAAGAAGAAATCAAATTAGCAGAAGTGGTTTCTAAACCAAAATCAAAAGTAGTAAAGAAAAAATCCAAAAAGAAATACACAAAAAATACAGCATTAAATGAAGTATTAAATAATACTAATCCATTGGGTTCATCAGGTAAAACTGAAGAGTATCCATCATTAGGTGGTGGAGTATTAGGTAGTGATAATATGGCAGAAGTCTTAGGATATGGAGATTTAGGTAAAGGACAGAATAAAGAAATGGCGAGAGAAATGGCAGCAGTTGACACAATTAAAAAAGCGGGTGTTAGTGTAGACCAAGTTCCAGAAGATGTTCAAAATGCATTGACTCGTGATTATTCTGGATTGATGAAAGCAATTAATAAAAAGAAAAGTGGAGAGGGTGGTTTTAGACCTTAACAATAAATGGCAAGTGTAAGAGAAACAGATACAAATGATGATATATATGTTGGAATAGAATTTCCATTAGGATATAGTCCTATGGGATTTTTTAACTCAACTAAGACAATTAAGCAACAAGCGAAATCTAATATCAGAAATTTATTATTAACACAAAAGGGTGAAAGAGTATTTCAACCAGAGTTTGGGACAAACTTACAAAGTTTATTATTTGAACAAATTACTAATCAAACGATAGATAAAATAAATGATACAATTTTAGAAGCATTAAAAACTTGGCTACCTTATATAATAGTAAATGATTTGTTTGTGGTTCAACCAGATGATAACTCAAATCAAATTTCTATTTCTTTAGAATATTCCACAACAATTGAGCCAGACGCTCTTGATTCCATAACCTTTGATATTCAAGTAGGAGAATAAAATGTCACAGAATGTAGACTATCAAACAAATAAAAAAATCGTTAAAAAAGAGGTTAGTTATCTTGGAAGAGATTTTTCATCCATAAGAACAAACCTTATTGAGTTTGCAAAAACTTATTTTCCAAATTCATATAATGATTTTAATGAAGCATCACCAGGTATGATGTTTATTGAAATGGCAGCTTATGTCGGTGATGTATTAAATTACTATGTTGACAACCAATTCAAAGAAACCTTATTACAGCATGCAGAAGAAAGAAAAAATATTTTTGATATAGTTCAAGCGTATGGATATAAACCAAGTTTAGCAATTCCATCTACGGTTGAATTAGAATTAAGTCAAACATTACCAGCGAAAAATATTAGTGGAGAGTATGTAGCAGACTTTGATTATGCAGGAGTTGTTTCTGGAAATGGTATTGTATCCTCGGAAACAGCAATAGATTTTACATTATTAGATGATGTTAACTTTAAAACATCAAGCTCATTAGACAATACAAAAGTAGAGATAGCAGCAGACAACGGAAGTATACCAACATTATATAGAATAACAAAAAAAGTTTTAGCAAAATCAGGAACAACAACATCAGAAAACTTTTCATTTACAACAGCTAAAAAGTTTGACAAAATAGTTTTATCAAATGAAAAAGTAACTGAGATTGTATCAATAGTTGATAGTAATGGAAACACTTGGTATCAAGTTCCTTTCTTAGCACAAGATACTGTATTTGAATCAATAGAGAATACAAGTCTTAATGACCCAACACTCTCAGACCACTCAATGGATACACCATATTTATTGAGACTTATCAAGTCATCAAGAAGATTTACAACATATGTTCGTGATGATAATAAAATGGAAATAAGATTTGGAGCAGGTATTAGTAATAATGCAGATGAGACAATAGTTCCAAGTCCAGATAATGTTGGTTCAGCATTAAGTTTTGGTGTATCACATTTGGATACAGCATTTGACCCAACTAATTTTATGAAAACAAGGACATTTGGTTTAGCACCAAGTAATACAACACTAACAATTACATATCGTTATGGTGGTGCAATTGAACATAATGTCAGAAGTAATTCCATTACATACTTAAAAGATATAAACTTTGTCGTTCCATCAAGTGGTTTAGATACAGATAAAGTTTCAACTGCTCAAAATAGTTTAAATGTAATAAACTTAGAAGCAGCATCAGGTGGAGCAAGTGAGGAAACACTCGTAGAAATAAAAGAAAATGCGGCAGGATATTTTAATGCACAGAACAGAGCAGTAACACAAGCAGACTACATTACAAGAGTTTATTCATTACCACAAAAGTATGGTAATATTGCAAAGGCACATATTGTTCAAGATGAACAATTAAGAATTAATGAACAAGATGAAACTGAAAAGATTTCTAATCCATTGGCACTAAATATGTATTTATTAGGATATGATGCTGATAAAAAATTAACTAATTTGAATCGAGCAGTAAAGCAAAATTTAAAAATGTATTTATCACAATACAGAATAGTAACAGATGCCATTAACTTAAAAAATGCTTATGTAATTAATATTGGTATTAAGTTCGCTATCGTAACACAAAGGGGATTTAACGCTAATGATGTATTGTTCAAATGTATTCAGAGAGTTAGAAGTCATTTCAATATAGATAAATGGCAAATTAACCAACCAATAGTATTGAGTGATATTGCATATCAGATTTCATTAGTTGATGGAGTAGCAAGTGTAGTTCCACCACCAAATAATAATCCAGATAATAACTTAATAATTGTAGAAAACAAAGCTACGACTTCTGGAGGATATAGTGGAAATGTATATGATATAGGAATGTCAACAAGAAATGGAGTTATTTATCCATCAAAAGACCCAAGTATATTTGAATTAAAATATCCCGATACTGATATCGAGGGTAGAGTAGTGGGAGAACTATAATGCATTATTTTGAATTTGGAAAACGAGACGCAACAATTTATTCAGGCGGAACAACTGCATCCATTAATACTGGATTTGATGAAATATTAGAAATTAGAAAACTTGTTAATGATGACGGAACAATAGCAAATGTTTCAAGAGTATTGATTGATTTTGATTATAGTTATATTTCTTCATCAGTTCAAAGTGGAAAGATACCTTCCACTGCAAAATATTATTTAAATTTATATGACGCAACATCAGAAGAAGTTGAAGCAGAACAAAATGTATTTGCTTATATGGTTAGTGGTAGTAATTGGAAACAAGGAACAGGAAAACTTGACCACAATCCAGTAACATCAGATGGAGTAAGTTTTCAATATAGAGACCACGAACAAAAAACACCTTGGGTTTCTACATCAGTATTGACTGACGGAGGAACTTGGTTTACAGCCAGTATGGATGGACAATACGAAGTTAGTTCATCATATGGATTAACTTTTGATAAAAAAGATTTAAGAATAGATGTAACTGACTTAGTTAGTAATCATATTTATTCATCATCTAAATATCCAAATAGAGGATTTATTTTAAAGAGAGAATCAATACTTCCGACTGATAATACATTTTCATTTAACTCAGGAAGTGATACTACAAAAGATGAAGCAAGTTCAGATAGATTAGGAAATCTAAAATATTTCTCAAGAGAAACACACACAATCTATCCACCTAAGTTAGAAGTTATGTGGGACGATAGTTCTTTTTCAACAGGAAGTTTATCTGCACTAAGTTCAACTGACTTAGAAAGATTAAAAATCTATTTTAAAAATTTAAGAACAGAATATAAAGAAGGTTCAATAGTAAAATTAAGAATAGTTGGTAGAGAACTATATCCAACAACCGCTTTTGCAACAACACCGGCAGAATTAAATGTAAAATATTTACCAAGTGCATCTGCTTTTTATCAAGTTAAAGATGCCGATACCGAAGAAGTAATCGTTCCATTTGGAACAGGTTCAAAGATTAGTTGCGATTCAACAGGTAATTACTTCAACTTATGGATGAATGGATTACAAGCAGAAAGAAATTATCGCTTTTGTGTTAAAGTAGTTAGTGGTAGTGGAACGACTGATGAACAAATTAACTTTTATGATGATGATTATGAATTTAGAGTAGTGAGATAAGTAATGCCATTCACAACAACAGATGATGCGATAAAACATTCCGAGTTCTATGACCAATTTAGAACAGAAGAAAAAGAAAGAATAAGACAAAAGATTCTTAAACAAAGAACAAATTTTTTTGATAATCCAAATTTTTCTGAAGAAATAACTCGTGATAATAGAGGATTTTTACTTTCATTTGAAGACCCTGAAGCTTTTGGAAAGGCATCTGAAACTCAATATGAATTGGTTTCAGTTCAACTAAAATCAAAAAATTTTGTTAAAAAATTTGATAATAAATTAGATAAAGTGTTCAATCATTTTAAATTTGACGGAGAAGAGTAATGCCCGATTATGGTTTTACAAAAAGAGAACTAAGCACTTATTTTACCGATAGTCAAACGGAATCTACATTTGGTAGAATTTTTATTTATAATACACAAGATGTTGAATTCAAACCACCTTACCTTGGATTAAAAGATTATATTGAATTATTCATATACGATGTGGATGATAATTTTTTACAAAAGAAAAATCTTAAAGTACCCGATATACAAGATACTGATATTAATTTTAAATTAAATATTGGTCAACACCTTAGAGATTGTGGGTATGTTCAAGGTGATTATAAAGTATTATATAAATTTGTTAGAAAGCTAGCAGGAGATGACACACAACATATCGTGACAGATTCTTCAGGACAAGTATACAATGGGAGTTATCAAACAGGCCCAAGTGAAATGTTTGACAAATCTACCCAACCACCAACACCAACATTTTTTAAAACTGTAGATGGTGGTGTTGACTTAACTCAACAAGTGTTTATATACCCATTTACATATAGAATTGATGAAGCAAGTCCAGATGGAACGGAAGTAAAGTTGTCCACAAATCCAAATATAGATAATGCAACTTATGTAGAAAATTTAAAAAATGTAAATAGAGAGGCAATTTACTTTCCAAAAGAAAAAATAAAATTTGGACAAATTGGAGATAATAAAAAACTAACCGAAACAAATACTGTATCATTAATGACTCAAGGTAATTCTTATAATGTGGGTGAAGTTAGTGATTTAAAATTTACAAAATCAATGGAAGGTAAAACATTAGTATTACAAAACTTTTTTAAAGCATTGATTCCAACTCACGGTATACCACAAGACCCACGAACTACAAGAGGAAAAAAAGATGGTAATAAAATGGATGTTCAATTGGGTACAAGACTTTCATTATCTTTATTTGACGGAACAATAACAAGTACTAATAGATTTTCACTTTCCTTTCCAAAACCATTTGCAGTATTTAATCCAAAAGAAACTGAGTTAACACCAAGTAATACTCAACCAATGATTAGTCTGACTAATTACTATGAGAGAGCAAAATCAGATACGGGAAGAAATATATCATTTGACCGAGAAGAAGTAGTAAAACTTAAAGAACGATGGTTATGTATGGGTATTAATTATCGTAGAGACCATAGACACGGAACTGCCAGCACAGGTAAAAAACACAATCATTGGGATGGAGACTATCCAAGATACGCTTACGACAAATCAACAGATACTTGTAATATTGATTGGGATATGCAACAACCAGGTGTAGCCAATAATGGTAAAGTATTAAGTGATAAGAGGGGATACCACCTTAATGAAAATATGGTAAATGTTTTCATTGATTTAAGACTCAAGATTAAAAAAGTTACTAATGAAAATCAAATCATAGTTGAGTCTGATATGAAAGACCAATATCATTATTTAAAAGAAAATGGATTTTGGGTTACAGAAATGGGTGGACAAGAAGTAAATAATTATAGTGATATTAATTTTAATAACCTTGTTTCTAATTCACCATTGGTTGAAACAAAAATTAATGATGTATCAGAATATAAAACTTATTTAAAATATAAAGATGACCAATATCTGATTGTAAATTCATTATATGATAATAATGATTTATTTTTAAAATTAAAACAACCTTTAAATCAAAATACTCTAAATAAAATTTCAGACAGTGACTTCAATCCATTGGATGATGATACGACTGATGATGATATTTATGGATTTACAATTACTGAACAAAGACTACCTGAATATAGAGAAAAAATATCTTTAGTTTCTTCAGTCAAAGTGAACAACACATTTTTATACACGGCAGACTTAGACAATATAAAAGAGGGAGTTCTTCCAAAAGAAACTGAGTTTAAAACACACACTACACTAAAAGGTACTGATTTAGAAACAAATAGATTAATGGAGAAAGCTCTATTGTCTGGTAGTTTATTAGATGTTCAACCAAATGTTGATTATCAAAAAACAACAACAAATTTATTAATAGAAAATGATGATACGGGCTTTGGAAACTTTGTAAACTTTTCAAATGCAGAAAGTAGACTTAGTAACTTTAAAACAAAATTACAATTAATCGAAACTCACACTGCAAATAGTTCTTCATTGATTGGGGTTACAAGTACAACTTCAGAAATAAGAGAGTTAGAAAATAAAAGACAAAGAGTAATCAATTCCTTTGACCCATACGAACATTATTTATATTTTGAAAGTTCTTCGTATGTTAGTTCATCAAATGGATTATTTCACGACACCTCTTGGCCAAAAGAAAATTCAACGGAACCATATAAGTTAGTTCATACATCACATTCAACTGCAACCACTTGGTATGATAATATGATACTAAGTGCTTCATCATATGACTTTAATAATATGAATTCATTACGAAATTCATTACCAGAACACATTTACGCAGATACTGAAAATAATGTATTCTTAGAATTTATGGATATGGTTGGACAGCAATTTGATGAAGTTTGGATATACACAAGACACCTAACTGATGTCAATAAAAGAATAAATAATTTATCAGAAGGTATTTCAAAAGATGTTGCTCGTCAATATGCGCAAGCGTTAGGATTAGAACTAAATAATGGAAATGATTTATTAGAATTGCCAGCATACTTAACGGGTAAAAATCCTGATGGAACATCTTTATATGAGTCAAAACAAGAAGAAGTAACAGAAGAAATATGGAAAAGAATATTAGCAAACTTACCTTTCTTCATTAAGACAAAGGGAACAGAACGCTCTTTAAAAGGATTATTAAATTGTTATGGTATACCAAGCTCAATACTACGAGTTAGAGAATATGGTGGACCTGATAAAGGAACAAGAGTTAGTTACGAAATTAAAAGAAGATTTACACACGCATTAGACTTCAAAGGAAGTCAATTTATTAAATCAGCTTGGAATAAATTTAACACTATTAATAATACTTGGAACGCATTTCCAAATACCGTAGAGTTTAGGTTCAGAACACCACATAGTGTAGGTAGTTCTGGTTCAATGCAGATTCTTACATCAACAGGTAGTGTTAGTGGGTCTTGGGGTATATCATTACAAGATAATGCAACAACAGATAACTTTGGACATCTACGATTTGCACTAAGTGCTTCAGATGGAACTGCAAGATTCATCACTTCTTCGTTATTACCATTTTATAATGATGATATGTGGAGTGTGATGTTGACAAGAAAGTCATCAAGTGGACAAGAACATTATTTAGAGAATACACAATTTACTTCAAGTTATGAATTAACAACTAAACAATACGATTCAACAAGACAAAGAATTATTTATCAAGATAGCCAAAGTATGGTGGTAACATCATCCAAATTTAATTCAGCATATTCTTCAAGTAAACACGTGTTCTTAGGTGGTAGTGGTAGTAGGTTTGGAACACAATTTAGTGGTTCATTAATGGAGTATCGTTTATGGGCTGAAGCACTGAGTTCAAGTGTATTTGATAATCACGTTAGAACACCAAAAGCATATAATGGAAATCACTTCTCATCTTCATATGATAACTTATTAGTTCGTTATCAATTAAATGAAAATAAAAATTTACAATCATTTCCTACCGCATCATCAACGGCTCATATCAAACAATATGAAACTTCATCAGCTGCAGTAAATGGATTTACTGGTAACTTTTATAGAAGTTTGACAGACCAAGAAAAGGTAAAAGTTCCAAATTTGGGAACAACAAGAAGAAATGCAACAAAGATTAGAATAGAAGATAATAAACTAAAGGGTGATTTAGATGTCGATATGACTCAAGAAATATCATCACAAGACTTTGCACCAATAGATAGTAATAAATTGGGTATTTATCTTTCACCAACCGATGTTATTAATGAAGATATAATATACTCATTAGCAGACATAAACTTTGATGACTATATTGGTGACCCAAGAGATGAATTTGAATACTCTTATAGAACATTGGATATAAAAAAGAAAGAATACTTCAAAAGATATTCTGGAGCAAATAATTTCTTTGATTATTTGAGAATACTTACCTTCTATGATAAGAGTATATTTCAAACATTAAAACAATTTATTCCTGCAAGAGCTAAACATTTATTTGGTAATTTGATAGAACCAAATATTTTAGAAAGAACAAAAGAAGTCATTGGTAAAAAGCCGTCAACAAGACAACCTTACTTTGAAAATGCAGGACAATTTGATACAGGTATAAAAATATCAAGAACGGAATCATCAGGTTCACATAATGAGCTATTCAGAACATTTGGTAGTTACGATTCATTATCATCAGTTATTGGATTGTCATCTGGTTCAAGAGGTAATCAAGTTGCAACTTTAGTTAATATCAATCAACTTGATAGAAGAACATCAGAGCCCGCAACTTATGCAACAGCAAGTGTAACTTTTGGTGGAGAAGGTCTTACATTCGGAGAATCAGTTCAACCAACTATTTTAAATGGAAGACTATCGATTAGAAATCAAGTAAAAACATTTTTTTATACAAGTTCTTTATCGGACTCGATAGCAAAGGGATTTGGTGAACATACTAAATGGGGTAATGAACATAGAGGATTTGTTTACAAATATAGTTCTTCGTTTGATGCGACAGATTTAGAAAGAGCAACACAAAACACTATACTTGATAAAATATATTATGAGGGAACCAAATTAACAGAAGATAATTCTTCGGATGGTAAACCACCAGTTGAAATAACTATAACTTCACCAACTACATTGGAAACTGATAGTAGTAAAGAAATTAAACTAACAACAAAATAAAATAATGGAAAATTTAACTTTCTTATATTTATTAATGATAAAGAAGAGTTATATAATTTCCACAGGAGCAAAATAAAATGGGATTTTTAGACAACACAACAATTACGGTAGACGCTATCTTGACAAAGAAAGGTAGAGAAAAATTATCAAAATCAGATGGTGGTGGACTTGGTATTTCACACTATGCTTTTGGTGATGATGAAATAGATTATTCATTATGGGATACATCACATCCCAATGGTTCAACTTATTACGGAGCAGTTTTAGAAAATATGCCTTTGTTAGAAGCATTTGTAGATGAAACACAAGTAATGAGATATAAATTATATACAGCCGATAAAGACACACCAAGATTAGCATTCATATCAAATATATCAACAACATTTGTAGTTGGACAAAATGGTAATGCAGCAGTTAATGTTGCACCAATTGAACCTTCCACAAGTAATTTAGAAGAATTATACACATTCACATTATTGAATACAGATGTAGCAAGTATGGTAGGCCCGTCAGGAACTACTGGAACATTCGGTCAAAATGAAAGAACACATACCATTAAGAATGCAACATCAATAGAAGTTAGAGCAAAAGATTTAAGTTCAAAACAATCTACGGTAGTTAAATCCACCGTAATATTTGTAACAGGACAAACAACTGGCGCAACAAAGACTTTCACAATTAATAACGATACTCAAGGAACCTTTGGTTCTTAACAGAAAAACTAATAGGAGTTAAATAGTAATATGGCAGGACCAGATACACCAAACGGAAACGGAAATTCAGGAAGTGGTTTCAATACAACAAATATTGCAATTACCCAATCGGTAAAAAATTCACTACAATCATTGACAGTAGCTGAAGCATTAATCACCCTTAGAACATATATGACTCAAGCAAGGTTTCAAGAATTTTTCTTGCAGGCGGAATCAATTGCACAAATAATGATAGCAGTTGACGCATATAATGTAGCACTAAATCAAGACGATGACGGGAGTACTACTACTACTGAAACAGAGCTTAATATGAATGTATATAAACCATTTGTTCGTTCACAAGATATTTCAGAAGTCGACAGAACCGTAATAAGTTCTGGTTTATTTGCAAACGGAGCAGGTTCTTTATCTGCATACTTTAGTTCTTCCACAGCAAATAAAGCAACAGCTTCATATATTGAAATGTATGCTGCAGACCCAGCAAGTGATTCAAGTGCACAAGTTCAATTTGCAGTAGGATATGCACACATTGATGGAAGTGGTTCATTAGGAAACTCAACCAAGACAACAGCTGGAAACAGAGAAACAGCTGCACTTTATAGACAATTTAGAAATGTTATATTAGGACCAGACTCTACTTACTTTCAAGTAGCAGATGGTTCATCATCAGGACTTAACAAAAAAGATTTTATCTTTGTTGTATTTAATAGGTCACAAATGAGAGAAAAGGTAGACCCAGGTAATTGGGAACTACATTTAAGTGGTAGTGGTGGTAAAACTGAACTTAGACTAATTGACGATAGTTCAGCAACATCAAATGCCACTGTAAATCAAGGTGGTAGAGTATTCAATATTGTTAGTGGTTCTATCAAAAGTGGAACGGCAGTTATCAAAACTGCAGCATCTGCAGAAACAGCAAATGGTGCACCAGGTTTATTCTATCCAGATTTAGGTATTCTTATATTGAATCCAAAATGGATTTCGGGTAATGGTGGATTAGCATTAGGAGACGCAACTGGTTCAAATGTATTTGGACAAGCAGCAGCATCTGCAAGTTTGATGATGTCATCACCTTCTTCAGTTCACAGAGGTGGAGATACAGCAGCTCCAAGATTTGCACCATATTTCGCAGTTCGTAGAGAAGAAGAAATTAATTCAAGAAGTTACTTTTGTAGGGCAACTAATAGAGAATTTAACTTTAGTGCAAACCCAACATATGAAACAAAATCTGATGGAACAAATGAAAGAGGATTTTTTACTCAACCAACATTTCAAGGTGACCCAAAAGCTTACATTACACAAGTAGGACTTTACGATGACGCTCTTGATTTAATGGCAGTAGCTAAATTATCACAACCACAATTAAAATCATATTCAAGGGAAGCTCTTATAAAAGTGAAACTTGATTTTTAGGACAAACTAATGTTCAAGAATCTCGATACAGGTGATTTCACAATACGACCTTTTAAAGTTAATAAAAACTTTACATCAACTAATAACGATAGTGGTAGTGGAGTATTTCGTATAAGTGCATACAATGGTTCTACAAAAAACTATGTAAGTAGTTCAGACACAAATATCACAATCACATCTGGTTCAACAACAACAAATTATTTCGCAGTTCCTACTTGGAATCTAATCAATACAATGTTTTACAGAAACTTTAGAAAATATAGACCAGGTATTGCAAGTGTTGAGGGTAATGTATTTATGGAACAACATCCTTTTAGATTATTTGGAATTCGTGATTATCAAAATCAAACTCGTGAACTAAACACATCAGCATCAGTCATTAATGTCCCAAGGGATTTTTATGGTGAAGAAATCAAACCAGGTTCTATTGAATTATCAGCAACAATAAATTCAGTAACTTATGATATAAGAGATGATGGAGATGGTAATCTTTATGACCTTGCTCAATCATCAAGTTTTGCAGCATACAAGTCAAGTTCATTTGATAGAAGTCAAGGGGTTTCAGCAGCAACAGCAACTCGTGGTAGTGGTTCAGAAGTAGGTAATATTTTCTATGAACAAGGGTTATTAGTTATAACGGACACAGGTTCTTATTTAGAACTTGGAGCACAAGGAAATCCATACACTTTAAAGCATCAAGCAACTCATAAAATATATGAACACGAATATGTTCTTCACGCTAATCCAGGTGAATTTAATCTTTCAAGTAATGTTAGTTTTACCAAAGATAGAAAAGGTATGATAAATATTCACAAACCACCTTCAACAGATACAGGTGGAAACGCAGATAGAAGTTGGACATATAGATTATTCCCACCAGGAGACAATCCAGCACACGGTACAGGAAGTTTTCCACTTTCTATGTCTGCAGCATCACATTCAGCAAACAATGTAACACACTCTACATTTTACCCATATGTTACACAAATAGGTCTATATGACGAAGATAAAGAACTATTAGCAGTTGGTAAAGTGGCTCAACCAATAAAATTATCAAAAGAAATAACAACAACATTTGTTCTAAGATTTGACACATAATTTCACTTCTTAATATTTATTACTGACATAAATTCAACGGAGAAAAAAATGTTTCATTTTATGAAGAATATGGTTATGATAGCGGTTATGTTTGGAATGGTTTTCGCACAATCACCAATTATACGAGTTAAACAAATGGGTGAATGGAAAACACCAGAGTATTGGTGGAAAGTACAAGAAACTGTACAATTACAAACTTTCTTAGCAGATGATATAGCAACACCTGCTTTAAAAAATAATAATTTTGATTCTTGGAGAGATGATATTTTAGAAATAGAAGTCACTCTTGATGATGTAGGTCAAGATATTACTGCATTTAGATTTGATATTGCATTTGACAACGATTTAATTACTTGGGTAGAAGATGACGGAATTGCAGATAATGACGAAACATCAATCAATGCTTGGAATCAAGGAAACTCACGAGTAATTAAAGGTAGTCATATAGTAAATTGGGTTGAAGGTGATGAAACAGCAAATGGTTCAACGGACTATTCTTTTGAAGTAGTTCACTTTTCTAATGTAGGATATACGGATAGTATTCAAAGTAATGGTAATGAAACTTCAGCAGTAGATGCGAGTTATGATTGGTTAAGAATTACTATGGTATCTCACGGAAATGATGCGAATAGTGATGGAACACCAGATAAAACATTTGGTGGTGGTAATGGAGTTCAAAAACAATTAATTAAATTACAATTTAGAATTAATGATGTAGTAGATAATTATGAACCACACTCATTTAGAATACCAACATATTATAGTGGAAACACAGGATATTATACTTATGTATCTGATGATTATTTATTAGATTATAAAGTTTA